CCTCATTCCCACAGGACTAATCTTTGATATTCCAGAAGGCTTCTCTTGTCGTCTTCACAGTAGGTCCAGCCTTTCCCTGAAAAAGGGTTTGATGATGGTGAACGGTGAGGGTATAATTGACTCTGATTACTGTGATGAGTGTTTCATGATGCTCTTCAATTCGAGTAATCAGACTGTTAAGATTTCTCATGGTGAGAGAATTGCGCAAGCAGAGATGATTGAAAATGTAGACTATGAAATTAAGCGAATCACAGAAATGCCCTCACAGAAGACCAGTCGGGTCGGTGGGTTTGGAAGCACAGGAGTAAATTGATGAACCGAGAAGAATTACTTAAGCATCACGCACAGATTTGTAACAGAGCGTTAGAGATCATGCAAGAAAAGAATCACGACTATGCGGGTAAGGGTGGTGAACAACCATTCGCAAACTTTGAACGCTGTGAGTCTATGGGAGTCTGTTCGACTGAGCAGGGGTTCCTTGTGCGTGTGATTGACAAGGTTTCACGTCTTGCTACCTTTGTGGAAGCAGGCGAACTCAAGGTAAAAGGTGAGACATGGAAGGATGCAGTTCTTGATATTATGAACTACATGATTCTCTTCTCTGCTTATGTTAGTGACAAGCAGGGGAATGGACTCCCCGAAGGAACAGAAGAGTTTCTGATCGAAGAACTAGAAGTCACATCAAACACAACAATGCATCACCCAGTTTAATTTATGGATAATTTTTATACTAACGTCTCTCTTGTTGGTGACGGAATACTTTACAGGGGCATCGAAGATGGTGTCCCTGTAAAGCGTGTGGTCAAATACAGACCCACCTTGTTTGTCCCATCTAACAAAGAATCCCGATTCAAAACACTCGACGGGAAAGTTGTGGAACCCATTCAACCGGGTTCTATTTCTGATTGTCGTGACTTTGTTAAGCAATATGAAGGTGTTCCGAACTTTAAGATCTATGGCAACACTGATTATGTTTATCAATACATCGGGGATCTTTTCTCTGGTGAACTCGACTATGACATGAGCAAGATCTCGGTGGCACACATCGATATCGAAACCGAGTGTGAACACGGTTTCCCTCAAGTCGATGATCCAGAGGAGAGGGTCATTGGTATCACTCTCTTTGTCAATGGCAACAAGTATTCTTTTGGGCTAGGTGAGTTCTCTGTTCCCGGTATCGAGTGTATGTGTTATGAATATGAGGAGGATCTGCTCTCGGATTTCCTAGAGGTCTGGAAGAAAGAGTCACCACATATTGTCACTGGTTGGAACGTCAAGTTCTTTGATATTCCTTATCTGGTCCAGAGAATGAATCGTGTGCTCAGTCCTGTGGAGACCGCACATCTTTCTCCATGGAAAAAGATTCGAGAAAAGCAAATCGAAAGGGCGAACAGGAAGCACACTACTTTTCAGATCCTCGGTGTGTCCATTCTGGATTACTTGGATCTCTATCGCACATTCACTTACAAGAACCAAGAGTCGTACAAGCTCGATCACATCACATTCGTCGAACTGGGTGAGCGCAAGCTGGGGTATGGTGAACACGAGACAATCAAGGACTTCTATCGAAAAGACTTTGCTCGTTTCATGGAATATAATGTCAGAGACGTTGAATTGATCGTGATGCTCGAAGACAAGATGAAGCTACTCGAACTCGCTCTTGCTCTGGCTTATTCTGCCAAGGTGAACTACGAGGATGTTTTCTCACAGGTGCGAACTTGGGACCAGATCATCTACCATCATCTCAGGGAAGATAACATTGTCATCCCTCCCAAGAAAGCCGGTAAGAAAGAGGAGCAGTATTCTGGTGCATATGTCAAGGATCCGATCACGGGCATTCATGACTGGATTGTTTCGTTCGACTTGAACAGTCTATATCCCCACTTGATCATGCAGTACAACATCAGTCCCGAGACGATGATTCATCAGCCGCAGGATTTTATGATCACACCTAATGCAATTCTTGGAGAACAATCGGAGCATCTGACACGAGCACTGAAGAAACATACGGACAACAATTATTCTGTGGCGGCGAACGGTACGTGTTACACCAGAGAGTTCATGGGGTTCCTTCCTGAGTTGATGGCTAAGATGTATGACGATCGTAAAACTTACAAGAAGAAGATGATCGAGTGTCAGAAGCAAAAGGAAAAAGATCCAAACAACAAGAAGCTCGACTTTGAAATTGTTAAGTATAATAACTTCCAGATGGTTCGTAAGATTCAGTTGAACTCCGCTTATGGTGCGATCGGTAATCAATACTTCCGTTACTATGCAACTCACATGGCTGAAGCGATCACCACTTCTGGGCAACTCAGTATTCGTTGGATTGCTGATGAACTCAACCTGTTTCTCAATGAGACGATCGGGACAAAGGATTACGACTACATCGTCGCATCCGACACAGACTCCGTATATGTTCGTCTTGGAAAACTGATCGAGAGATTCCTTCCAGATTGTACGGACACCGAAAAGATCGTGAACTTTCTCGACAATAGCTCCGAGAAAATTATCCAGCCTTTGATCGACAAGAAGTATGAAGAACTCGCTCAGATGATGAACGCCTATGAGAACAAGATGTTCATGGGTAGAGAAGTCATCGCAGAGAGGGGTGTCTGGACTGCGAAGAAGCGATATGCACTCAACGTCTGGGACAGTGAGGGTGTTCGGTACGAAGAACCCAAGCTCAAGATCATGGGTATCGAAACGACTCGAAGTTCTACTCCGGCAATCGTGAGAGAAAAACTGAAGAACGCTATCCGAATGATCCTGACCAAAGAGGAGAAGGACATTCAGGAATATGTTGCAGAGTTCAGAGATGAGTTCTTCAGTTGTGAACCCGAAGACATCGCCTTCCCTCGTAGTGTTTCTAATCTTGAGAAGTGGGAGTCATCATCTGAAATCTATATTTCGGCAACGCCGATTGCCGTTAAAGGTTCTCTCATATACAACCACTATATCAAGAAGCTAAAACTTGAGGAAAAATATGAAAAAATTCAACAAGGTGACAAGGTTAAGTTCATCTATCTGAAGGAACCCAACCCGATCAGTGGTATGAAGGGTGACAAGGTAATTTCCTTCCCAGCAAGTATACCAAAAGAACTTGATATTCATAGATTTGTTGACTATAATATGCAGTTTACAAAGAGCTTTTTGGATCCACTCGAAACCATACTAAATGTTGTTGGGTGGAAGTCAAAGGAGGAGGCGACTCTGGAAGGGCTTTTCATATGAAGATAGAAATCGAATACAAGGATCTTATGTTTCTGAAGGATTACATAACAGAACAAGCACAGGATCTAGATAAGAGAGTAAAAGAGTCTTACATGGATGAAGAAACTCCATTGGATGAAATAAGTTCATTGGGCAAGACTAGAGATACTCTTAACATAATCGCATCGGTAATAAAGAAACAAATTTAGGAGAATAACATGAGTGATTTTTTGAATAGCATTGTAAAGGAATCAGGTAACGAATATGCAAATATTGTATCAGAGGGTATTGAAGGAAGCGATGTCGATGGCTTCGTTGATACCGGATCTTTTGCATTTAATGCTCTTCTGTCTGGCTCTTTGTATGGTGGAATTCCTGATAATAAGATTGTCGCGATCGCTGGAGAATCAGCCACTGGAAAGACGTATTTTACACTTGGCATCGTTCACAAATTCTTGTCTGATAATCCTGACGGTGTGGTGCTTTATTTTGATACTGAACAAGCTGTAACTTCGGATATGTTTGCGGATCGCGGTGTGGACCCGAAGCGAGTTGCGGTGTTCCCGGTTGCGACAATTGAAGAGTTCCGACATCAAGCCATTACAATTGTTGACAAGTACCTTGAGCTTTCCAAGGACGAAAAGAAGCCCATGCTCATCTGTTTGGACTCACTTGGTATGTTGAGCACCGACAAGGAGATTGCGGACACTGCCGACGGGAAGGGTACTCGTGACATGACACGAGCACAGATGGTCAAGTCAACTTTCCGAGTCCTGACTCTCAAGCTAGGTAAAGCAGGTATTCCGCTCATCCTTACCAACCACACCTATGATGTGATTGGTTCCATGTTCCCTCAGAAGGAGATGGGTGGTGGTTCTGGTCTCAAGTATGCAGCATCTACCATCGTGTACCTTTCCAAGAAGAAGGTGAAAGAAGGAACAGATGTGATCGGAAACATCATTCACTGTAAGCTGTACAAGAGCCGATTCACCAAAGAGAATTCTATGGTTGATGTCCTTCTGAACTACGACGAAGGCTTGAACCCGTATTATGGTCTTGTTGATATTGCTCTCAAGTATGGGATCTTTGAGAAGGTCTCGACTAGGATTCAACTTCCCGATGGAGGCAAAGTTTACGAGAAGTCCATCTATAAGGATCCTAAGAAGTATTTCACCAAGGACGTAATGGATAAGCTCGAAGATGCCGTAGCCAAAGAATTCAAATATGGTAAGGTTGGAGTCGAAGAGGTAGAAGAGAATGAAAGCCCCTGAGTATCGATATGTCGATGAAGTGACCGAAGGAAATGTCCCAATCGAAATTACTGATGGACATTACAAGGGTATTATGGTAAGATATGATCGTGTGGTTCTCGAAGAGAAAGATGAGAATCTCCATTTTGATTATGACTATGACATCATTGAAAATCCAAATGAAGAGGAAGTGACGGAAGAACTTCGTGACGTGTTTACGAATATCTTGTTGTCCGTTCTAGAAGAGCAAATATCTGCTGTACCTGAAGATTTGGATATACTGAAAGAGGCTAGTAGTGAAGAACATAGAGTTAGTAATACTTCAAAATCTGATATACAATGATGAGTTCTCTCGGAAGGTTGCTCCGTTCCTAAAGAAGGAATATTTCCACGATCAAATTGAGAGACTCGTTTTCAGTACAATTCAAGATTTTATATCTACATACAATGCGCTTCCCACAAAGGAAGCGATTGTTATTGATCTGGATAAGAAAACTAGCCTAACAGAACCCCAGTTTGAAGAACTGGGTAAGCTCATGGAAAGTTTGACAGACGAAGATGTTCCAGAGTTAGAATGGTTATCATCACAGACAGAAGATTTTTGTAAAGATAAGGCGGTTTACAATGCGATCATGGAGTCAATCCACATCCTTGAGGACAAGTCAGAGTCAAAGACAGCGAATGCAATCCCAGAAATTCTCTCCGATGCCCTTGCAGTCTCGTTCGACACACACATCGGACACGACTACATCGAAGACGCAGAAGAAAGATACGACTTCTACCATCGAGTAGAGAAGAAAGTTCCATTTGATCTTGAGTTCTTCAACACCATCACTGGTGGTGGCACTCCACAGAAAACTCTGAACATCATCATGGCTGGTACTGGTGTTGGTAAGTCATTGTTTCTCTGTCATCATGCAGCAAATTGTCTGACTCAGAACCAGAATGTTCTCTACATCACATGTGAGATGGCAGAGGAGAGAATCGCAGAGAGAATTGATGCAAATCTTTTTGATATGACGATTGATGATGTTCAGGATCTTCCTCGTCAGATGTATTACAAGAAACTAGAGGGATTCAAAACGCATCTCAAGGGTAAACTCATTGTCAAGGAGTATCCCACTGCAACTGCGAACGTGAATCATTTCAGAGCACTCCTTGATGAGCTTTGGATGAAGAAGCAGTTCAAGCCGGACATCATCTTTATTGATTATCTTAACATTTGTGCTTCTGCTCGTCTGAAGAATGGGGCGAACGTGAATTCATATACGTACATCAAAGCAATCGCAGAAGAGTTGCGTGGTATGGCTGTCGAGCGTTCTGTTCCTGTTTTCTCTGCAACACAAGTCAATCGAACCGGTTTCAACAACAGTGATGTTGGACTCGAAGATACATCAGAATCATTCGGTCTACCTGCCACCGCAGACTTCATGATTGCTCTGATATCGACTGAAGAACTTGAAGAGAACAACCAGATTATGGTGAAACAATTAAAGAATAGATATAATGATGTTGCTTCAAACAAGAAGTTCATCCTCGGTATTAACAGAGGAAAGATGAAACTGTATGACGTTGATAAAAATGACCAGAGTGGGTTACTTCAAACCAACCAAACTGAAGAGACGAAGGCTGGGAATGGATTCGATGGACGAAACTTCGATGAGAAATTTTCTTCTTCAAAAGGAAAATTTGAAAGCTGGAGTATCTGATGTCGTATTACATCGACAAAAAATTCATAAACCTCGCCTCAGGTAGCCTTCAGCAGTTCAAGTGGAAGAAGGAAGATTTAGCAAATTGTAGATGTCCAATATGTGGGGATTCAACTAAGAATAAGACGAAGGCTCGTGGGTACTTCTACAAGAAGGGTAATGACTTCTTTTACAAGTGTCACAACTGTGGAGTAGGTCACTCATTATACAGATTTCTGGAAACAGTATCGCCTCTTCTTATGAAGGACTACTCACTCGAAAGATGGAAAGCAGGAGAAAATGGAAACTCTAATTACAAGAAACCAAAGGGAGAAGATATGTTTGCGGGGCTGTCGTTTAAGCCAAAATTCAAACCAAACTCGGTGTTACTAAATGATCTGACTCGGATCAAAGATCTAGAACCATCCCACAAAGCCTATGAGTTTTGTAAGATGAGAAAGATCCCAGAGAAGTTCTATGACATCTTGTATTACACAAATGACTTTGGCTCGTGGATGCGCAAGTTAGACCCGGAGTGTCTTGCGGTCGGAGCAGAAGAGAGACTCGTTATCCCATTCTTCAATAAGAGTGGTGATGTGGTTGGTGCTCAGGGTAGGCTTCTATCATTCAAAGGAGAAGAGACTGCTCGTTTTAGTGCTCGATACATTACGGTGAAAGCTGATAAGAGTATTGATAGACTTTGGTATGGTCTGTGGCGAGTTGATCCTAAGAAAAGGGTGTATGTTGTTGAGGGTCCACTAGATAGTCTGTTCCTACCAAATGCAATTGCCATGGTTGGTGCGGGTGCGATTGAGAACCTCCATGATAGACTTATTGGGACCGAAGTGGTTTACGTACTCGACAACGAGCCGAGGAATAAGCAGATCGTAAATTACATGGATAGGTTGATTAATAAAGACTGTAAGGTCTGTATTTGGCCAAGCAAGATCCAAGAGAAAGATATCAATGATATGATCTACACAAGATCAGCAAAAGAAATACAGAAAATTATAGACAAGAACACATACAGTGGTCTAGAAGCCAGATTGCATTTTAGGAACTGGAGAAAAGTATGACAGAATTTGAATATAACCGGGACGAGATTCCGCAAGAAGTTCTGTTGGAACTTGTTCTAGATTTCAACAGAAATTTTGCCGGCTACGTCAAAGAAGTGGATGCTGATCTTTTTGAGAGAGCAAAAGACTATGCACGATCCTTTACTGAAGTAGAAGGGTATGATATAACATTTTTAGATATAGAAAGTGATGAGAATGACTAAAGTTCTTAACAAAGGTTATGTGGAATTGGTTGATCACATGGGTACAGATCTAACGGTAGTAAACGCTGCTCGTGTCTCGTTCGACAAAGAGAGTGAGTGGCACTATGACGAAGAAGCCATGGAGAAGATTCAGGGGTCAAATTGGCAAGCAAGCAGACTAAGGAACGAGTTCAAGTGTTTGTCTGATAGAGATAAGAAACTCGTCAAGTATCTTGCAGAACACAAGCACTGGACACCATTCGCACACCCACAGATCACACTGAGGATTAAGGCTCCGATCTCCATAAGAACTCAGTTCTTTAAGCACAAGCAAGGATTCGTCGAGAACGAGATCAGTCGTCGCTATGTTTCATTTAAACCGGATTTCTATTTACCGCAGTGGAGGGGTAAGCCCAAGGGTAGTGCGAAGCAGGGTAGCGATGAGTTTATGGCAATAAAGGGTGATAACATTCGATCATATGGAAATGCCATAGAACTATGTCTATACACGTACAACCAACTGATTGAAGAGGGTGTCGCACCAGAACAGGCACGTTTCGTTCTACCACAAGCGATGTACACAGAGTGGTACTGGACTGGCTCTCTTGCTGCGTATGCAAGATTCTACAGTCAACGCATAGATGAACATGCACAGTGGGAGATTCGTGAGTATGCTACGGCGATTGGTGATATAATCAAGCCTCTGTTTCCTGCTTGTTGGGAGGTTCTCACAAAGTATAAATAGAGGAGAAGGAGTCGCTATATGCCAATTTACTGCAATAATTATGATATCCACATGTATCAGGGACAGTCTTACTATTTGGATCTAGATTATACTGATTCTGATGATAATATTGTTGACCTGAACGGTGCTACATTTGAAGCAAGAATGCAGGTGAGACGTTCTCCCCTTGTGGAGGAGAAGTTAATTGCCCTGAATAGTGACTTTTATCCCAGAGGTGTTGTGGGTGGAGGTAGTACCGGTTATTTCACTGGACCGGGATTTGGTCTTGCTGATGAAGCAAATGATAGTCCAGGCGTACTCGGGACTGGGGGAATCACCCTAAACTACGCAGGTGTCACGGGATCACTCAGAATTGAAATTGACGCTGAAACCACAGCGAATATCCCCTCCGGTAGACACTTCTATGATCTTGATGTGCGCAACAAAGAAACAGGTTTTGTGGACAAAATTATAACCGGAACATTCGAAGTTTTGAGTGAAGTAACCCGCTAAAAATACTACATATGATGACTCAATTACTGAAATGGAGACATCATGTCATATCATACCAGCGGATCTGCTAGTTCATCAGGACTGAATATAACACCACCAACTTCATCATCAAACGGAACCAGAACATCAAATAATATCGCTTCTGGCTCCTCAGATCCATCATCGGAGATTGGAAAAGTTAGTGTCCGTCCACTTAATACTGGATCTGTGACTCAAGCCGAAGCCGCTAGTTCTCAGTATAAGTATCAAGTAACATTACAGTTCTCCACCAAGACAGACTTCTACTATTGGAATACTGATCTTGAACAGGAGACTGCTATATTACCTTTTGCACAACCCAGATATGATGATGATAGAGCTGAAAATATACCAGTCTACAATGAGGAAGAGTCCTACGCACTAGAAACAAAAACTATAAAATGGACTATAGGATCAAACGCTCCAATAATATATGGATATCACCTAGATGGAAGTCCATATGTACATGACAATTCCACAGTCGATGGTGGTGGGCTATACTTAGTTTCGGTCACTGATGGTAATAATGATACACTGGCGAGAACAGAGTACAACGCATGGTATGAACCTGTTGAAATTTCCGGAACTGCGATAAATCCAGATAATGGCAAAATTCCATCAACGCACAAAGGTCAGCTCTCAAGGGGTAGCCAGGAAGCTGACGTTAAATTTTATGCGGACAAAAACGATGATGGTACTTATGATCATAGAGTTGAAATTGCTCTAAAGCCTTGGCTAGGAATTGATGACTATATTTATAGCTGTATTCCTCCCGGCCGGGGTTTTGCTGACGACGATTACAGCGTGGACAATGATGACAATCCAATACTTTTTGGTGCTCCTATCGCGGACGACGATGAAACGATAGTGAATGGAGATAACTACGGACTTGGTAGATATGCTCAGGGTTACGTGTACCCAAATTACTATGATGGACGTGGACAGGTATGTGACTTCATCTCCGGCAATCAGAACCAATTCCCAAGAGATAAAGTAACAACCGCAAATGTTGATGATGCAGACCAAAAAGATAAAAGTTGGTTGAGAGGATATAGAGACGCACCAAGACGTGATGATTATGACAGTTCGAATGATGACCAAAAGAGCGGTGCGCCATGGCTCACCGAAGGTCAATGGCTAACCGTGGAACAGGTAGGAAGCGGCTATTATGGGCCTGCTAAAGATAACGAAACTGGTTATAACTACTTGGGGATAGACAACGGCCTAAGGGGTAACCGAACCGGAGTTCGATCAGGAACTTTACCATATACTGTTTCGCGTGATATTGCTCTTACAAACAGTGGCTTGATCAAAGACCGAGATGGGATCGAGCGATGGAGTGGTACTTGGACACCCGAAGCAAAAGAGCAGAACGGAGATCCCTATAAATTGAAAGCACATGATTTGGTGGTCAGTCAAATTGGTCACTGGGATCATCGCGGTGTTGATCAATTTAGAAATTATTGTAAACAAAGATATCAATTGTACACAGTCTTATTGGATGTGCTAGGGGTTGACGTTGATAATGTCGCAGACACAGATGCTGATTTTAGTTGGTATCCTGTGGCAAATGTTGGACAAACGGGGTTTGATTTCTTTCCCGATACTCCACTTCCAGATGAGTTTAATCAACTCGTGGTTGATAAATTTGGAGACGATTCCTCTTTACCTGAAAATGTTGACTCACCCACCTTTAGAGACTATGAGAAGACATATTTAAATAAGTATAATAAAACAGATAAACTAAACAATCTTCAAGGCGGGACTTTGCCAGGTGGTGTCCGCAACTATTGGGCCCAAGTTTCTGCGTGGGGTAATTACTTAGATTCATCCAACCGCAAACCTTTCGTTGACATGACAGCATGTTTGTCTGTTGTTCCTCCAGTCGAAGAATTACCAGAGGATATAAATGATGACGGGAAAGTGACTGGTGGTGATATTACACAGATTCTTTCTTACTGGGGACCAGTGAATCCTGATGACCCCCGATCGGTTGCCGCCGATATTAACGGCGATGGAGTCGTTAATGGTGAGGATCTAACATTAATCCTCGCTGCCTGGGGACAAGAAGCCCGTCCGGAATACAACAATACTTTCAGACCTCCACTCAACTGGGATCCAACTGATAGAAAATCAGCACCATATATCACCGAAATTGATGATGTTGACAACTATACAATAGATGGTCCCGGTGTAAATCCGACTGGTTCAGATCTAGATGAAATCACTCCCGGACAGATCGGTTATCCTGATAAGTCCATAGATGGTTATCCTACGACTAGCGACAAGGGAATGTCATGGGAAATATACACGGGAGATAAAAATGCTAGACGATATTCCGAAAATGATTATCCCTATGGTCTAAATATGACTCTAGCGGATATTTATTGGCCCGAGTTGAAATTACCAACTAAGGAGGATCTTGTCGGTCGAGATAATGATCCTGATGATCCGTCAACTTGGGACTATCCGAGTGTCGCTAGACGGAATTCAATGTTAGGTAAGGCCTCTCCTTTGTCTTTACGATTAGGTTCTTGTATGGTTTGGCAGTATGCAGCGACGGCTGATAATAGAACTCAGGGTAATCGTGATGGGTATGATATTAGCACTAGCACCTACGGATCAGCGGAAGGCTCTGAGAACGAGATTTTATCATTCTTTGCTTTCGATAGAAACCTAGATCCAGAAAATCTAAACAGAGCAGTCCGTATTAATGGTGATCCAAGCACATACAACATCAGTCCATCTTTGAGTTGGCTTCGTTACCATTATGGTAGTGATTGGGATAAAGACCCAAACGGTGATCCCAAGAGAGCAGACTTCAATCTTCGCAAAGTTATTAGAAGAGCATTGAGTCAGAGAGGTATTGATTACTATGGTGGTCAGAGATCTTGTGGTAAGTATATTGCCTCAAATGCAGGACACACAGACATCTTTGATTACCAGCCCATAATAGGTCTCGCTTGCACTCAATATTCTGATTGGGTAGAAATGTTGGACAAGGGAGAGCTAGGTAACACCAGAAACGGTACATTTAAGGACACCGCTCACCGAATTGGTAAGGACGACCCAGACTACACCTATAATGATATGAATAATAGCGGCACCATAGCCAGTATCGGTGAACTTGGTCCCTGTGGTAATGAGAATGTAACCAACATCTTCGGTAATCAAGAAGATCCCAACGGTCAGGGTGCGTACAATCACGGCACACTCAGATTTAAAGATCTAGGTGTCAAGTCTGTGGATGACTTTGCGAACTTACCATATCCAAACAGTAATGAGTCTTCTAACGAATATCGCGGACAAACAGTGCAACCACAGGATCTTCCTGATGTATTCCCCAATCAATTACTCACCATCTATCCTCCAGTTGGTGGTGAGGCTGGTAACCAAATTGACACCATGTTCTTCAGACTGAAGGAAATAGTAGATAGAGACAGTGACATTTTCAACGGTCTCCTATCCGGTGAAGTCAGTGCTCAGGATATGCGAGATCTTACATGGCGAGGTCTATACTCAAAGGATGTAGGCAACCACATAGCGGGTGATGAGATCACTAGTTGGATAGGAACCGATACTCCTGACGCACCATACGGAATTAACTACGACGAACCTGCTCAACCGGTAAACAGACTCCAGTCGGGTGTGGATCCTGAATGGGTGGCTGATGTAGACAAACAATATTCTCTTCTACATGAAGTCCCTTCTGAAAACTTGGTTAGATATGATGGTCAGTATTTTAATGTAATTCGACGCGATGAAAATGGTAACGACGTTACCAATGGTAATTATTATAGACCTCACAAGGATATATGGAATCCAATCACCGAAGATTTCAGATCGATGGATCGTCAGGATGGTGAAGGTAATCAGCGGACCTGTGATGATTCATATGCCAATCAATATCTTGGTGAGGTAATAGAGGGTTCTACTATTGAGGACACCAAGTATTCTCCACTGAACGGTCTATATCCGAGGAACTATAATCCACAGGATCCTTCGGGAGCCAAAATGTGGGCTCTAAAAGATAATCAAGATGCAATGACTTCTAACTTCCATAAAGGTCTTTACATCAAAAATACGACAGAGGGTTCGCCCGACTTTGGTAAAATTACATTGGTTATTGCATCTGCAATCGAACACGTTCGTCATTCTGAGTGTTGTGAAAGTGTAGAAGGCTACAGTTCTATGGTAAAAAGATCCACAGATGATATTCAAAAGGCAACCGAGATAGAAGGAATGCGAGAAATAATCACCGGTAAGAATAGCCGAGAAGATTTTGGTCCTTCAAATAGAGCCATGCGTTTCCTTGTTCTTGATGATATAGGATTAACAGATGATGATGGTAACCTGTTACCAAATGCCAAGGTTGAAATTGGACATAACCTGATCGGTGATTTTTCGGATGAAGATATTGCAAAACCAGGCGTAAATACCTATGCATCGGGTGGAGGTATGAGCAATACCTCCGCCTTCGGTTCTGTTAAGTCTTATATGTACGTGTGGAACAGAGGAACCTTTTTGTTTGGTATGCTTGGTAGAATGTTTGCCAAAATTGAAGATGGGGCGATTGTAAGACATAAACCTCTCAGTGAGATTATGGACTCTATGCCTGAATATTATGCTAGACTTTACGTTAAGTATCCCACGTTTTGGAATAATTGTGTTGGTAGAGCCATCACAGAAGAAGACACAAATAGCAATCACGCGATCTTTCAGGGTGGTAACCCACGGGGTGTAATCTGGAACGATGGCAGAAGAGATGTTAAACTTGAGAATTGGCCATCGCCAGGGAACGCACCGGATGATTTTTATGGTGGCGAGCAATGGAAAGAGCTGATGAGAGCATTGTTTAATCAGGAGCTAGTGCAACGCATTACTGATCCTGAAACTAGTGAAGCTCAAATTGCTTCGAGGTATAGGGATCCTGAAACTGGTAGAAAGTGGCTCAGAACCATGAAAGAGAGACTCTACAGATGGAAAAATCAACCCGATGTCATTGGTAGCATGAGCAAAAATGGCGATGGTGAGTTAGACTTTTCTGGTGATGATATAATTCCTATTGCTGATCCACCTAGTAACATCACTGCTTTGGCTAAATCCTCGCAAACAAAACCATTTTTGTGGTACGATAATCCTACTACGTTTGATGCCCCAGATGGTCAACAGGTTACCATGGCAAAGAATAATAACTCCGATGCCGATAGTGGAGATCATACCATAGGATCCTCTGCAACTGGGGGTCCAGAGTGGATCACACATCAAAGAGTATTTAATAATGATGGCACCGAAAAAACAGGTGATCTAAACAAGGCGGGTCTTCGTACTCAATATACGGTGTTGGGTAAGAATACAACAGGAACTGTTGATCTTGATAAATTAGGCGGAAACGAAATCGATGATTATGATTCGTATCTGAATAATGATGGAATTCGTCTTGAGTCGTCTACCAGCAAGGATGGTGTTCTTCCATATAAACAGTTTGTGGAGGGTAAGTCATTGTATGTCTGGTTCCATGGTAACAGTCAGTGGCAAGAACTGGTTCTAGTTTCCGAATCAGTTTCTGGTGGTAATAATAATACAATCACCTCACACGGACCAAGGTCTGGAGCAGCAGGATTTGAAGACGATCCAATCGAATGGGAACAGGTCTGGGTGTTGCCCAACTACACCGAGGAAGGGAAACCCCTCGCAGTTTGGCCAAATATGTCAGACACATTCCGTGGTGGTGGACTCGGTAGGATGACATTCTTCTACGCAGACCCACAATAGTGGAATGCTACATATATTGATATAAACACCATAAGGACTAAACATGGCACGCAATTGTAGAACCGGAGTATCAATCAGAACTGGTGGTCGGGGTCCAGCAGGACCACAAGGACCTCAAGGACCAGAGGGACCACAAGGGCCTCAAGGACCACAGGGTCCACAGGGACCAGAGGGTGAAGGAAACACTGGACCT